ACCATTATAGTTTTCTCTTGTGTTTGGTATCTCGAAAGTTGTCATTTCGATTTTACCAAACAGTGTAAGAGTCAAAAGAGTTATAGTCACAATGTTCTCCATTCAGGAACTATACACATTTATAGTCTCCATTGAACACTAATTTATCTACATGATTAGATTTTTTATTTACATAACTAACATAAAACCATTTTTTTGAATCTAGTTTCTTAATTAATTTATGTAAACTCATCTCACCTATTTCTTGATAAGTATCTGGAACTATATCCCAATCCTTAACGTCGTAAACATCATGACCTTCTTTTGGTTTGATTTCTTTTATTGCGTATGTGTATTTCATTTTTACCTTTCTGTTATATCCTATATTATATGTGATACGATTTTGAATGTCAATACTAAAATTATCTGCGTCTACCTTGACCTCTACTCTTCTTTCTTCTTGGTAATCTTTTATTCAACCTCTTCGTGTGTCTACCAGGCCGTTTCTTTGGAGTTCTTTTGTGATAAACGTTTACACCAAATTTAGGAAGTTTGCCCATCGTCTAAATTTCTTAAATTCATTTTGCTGTTCTTGTCAGCTAACATGTATTTAATAACACCATTTACTTTCTGTTCTAAATCATGGCCACAGTTTACACATCTGTAAAGATTAGTATCAAAACTAACTAACATTGTTAGAGTGTTACACTCTGGACATTCGCCTGTTACTATTTGAGTTTCTAGTTTCATACCCAGGGAGTGTATTTTGTTTTACCATCTTCTCCACGACTAGCGTATAGACATTGATTTCTATTGTGGTTTGAAGAATAACTACAGTGAATCCAACCAGAGTTTGGCTCACCTTCCTTGTAAAACTCAAGTATCAATTGATCAAATTCTAGCTCTGA